TTGCCCCTGAGCGTTAACCGATAAGGTCGGAACGCTCGATGCTGTTCCGTATGAACTCGCAGTTACACCCGTGTTCGTGATACTGAACTCTGTGCCACTAAGAGTGAGGCCGGTTCCTGCGCTGTAAATCTGGGCGGATGACACTTGAGCAAACGTGATGTTTGTCGTGCCAAACGTGATCACTCCAGACGTATTGCAAACATAGGTCTCGCCCGCCCCGGTGTTCCCGGAGGTCACAAAGAAGGCGTCACCCTCACCCAAAGCATTTGGGTCTTTTAGGCCATAGCTGTCAGCATCGGTGGCGCGAGTCAAAACCCAAGCGGTTGAACCATCGCCCACCGTTGTCACGGTATACACGCCGTTATGAGCAGCGTTGGCCTGTTGGTAAATCAGAATGCGGTCACTGACAGACGCCACTACCCCATCAGGCGCAAATGCCGCCAGAGTGCCTGCGTTTGTCAGCGTTGCGCCAACTCCTGCTGCGCCATTGTTATAAGTCGCCGTAAGAGCAATTGGAGACTCGTATTTAACAGGCGAGTGGTAAGTAATCCCGGACGCGGCAATCGTATCAACGTAGGTCTTGTTAGCAATGTCAGTCCCACTCACCGGGGTGTCGCTAACCGTGCCGCTGGTCATCGCAACCGAGGTAAATGTTCCAGCCGCAGCCGTTGACGCGCCAATCGTGGTGCCGTTAATCGCGCCACCGGTAATCGCTACGTTGTTGGCGTCCTGAGTTGATAGCGTCCCAAGGCCAGATACCTGCGTATTTGCAATCGCAATGTTGGTATCAGCAAGAGCAGTCAACTGGCCCTGCGCGTTCACCGTCGCGGTCAGCGTCTTGCTTGCAGAACCTTTCGAGGCCGCTGTAACGCCGGTATTCGCAATGGCGATGGTGACCGGCGTCGATCCGTTGTAGCTAGTTCCGCTGAGCCCGGTTCCAATCGTCAGCGCGTTGGATGCCGTGGCCGTAATCGTTCCGCTTGCCCCAAGGGCAACAGTCGTACCGTTAAAGGTGACAGAGCTATTGGCAAGCTGCGCGTTGCTAACGGTGCCACTCAGGTCCGATGTCGGGACAGTAGCGCTGGCGGTCATTACTCCAACGCCAGCGCCTTTGACATACCCAGTAAGAGAAGACGCGCCGGTGCCTCCGTGCGCGGCATTCAAAATTCCGCCTAAAACAACATCTCCAGTAGTTGGAGAATTTGGTGTTAACCCTGTGGAATCAGCAGAAAATGATAAAACAGAAGTTGCAAGGGTGAAAGGAGTCCAACTTCCCCTTGCATACCCCTCAAATACCGCCGTATCGGTATTAAAACGCACCTCTCCATCGCTTCCAGCGGGCCTCTGAGCATTAGTGCCAATTGGCAACGTCACAGACCCGGAACCGGGGAGGATTGGATTGTCCGAAAGACTAAAGGTTGGGTTTCCGCCGCCCAAACCGTTTGCAACATCAATTTGGTTCGGAGTGCCATAGATTTGACGCAGCACTGCCGTCGTTCCATTGAGCGCGAAGAACCCGTTACCACTCCCAATATCCTCAATCGAACCAACAATTCCATTCAGCCCGATAACCGGATTTCCACCTGTGCCGTCCGCATTGGAGATTGAGATGCCGCTGGCGCCAGTTAACTCCCTTGCGACAACACTCGTCGGAGTGTCCTTGACCATAAAACCGCCGGCCGCGGAGTTTAGGCTCGCAGCCGCACCAGTCATGTCCATTCGCAGGAACGAGACTGCACCTCCGTCTGACAACGACAGGCCGCTGCCAACAGAGAGATACCTTGAATTCTGTAAAGATATTTCTTGATCAACCGTCAGAAATGTCTGCGTCTGCGTCGGTTGGACCGCAATTGCGCCCGTCGTCGTCTGTACAGTCTGTCCATTCTGAACAATCGGCACCGACTCGTTGCCAGTCAACGGGCCTGCATTCGGAAGCTGCGTGATTGTTACTTGTGCCATATCAGGAGCCCGGTGAAATGATGTCGTTGTTGCCGTTCTGCTCTGGAGTCTGAGTGTTTTGCTCAGTACTGATGTAAATCTCGCTCGGGTTTCCGCCCGGGATATTTGTCCCAGTCGGCGTCACGACAAGACCTTCATCCGAAGCAGCAACACTTACGTCTGGACGTGGAAACTGTAGCGTAATCCGCTCAGTTTTACGAGCGGGTAGCCGATACGGGTCTTTCTCATCGGCACACCCTCGCTGACATACCTTGAGCCCCGGAAAGTTCGGGTCAGGCATCGCTTCAACAATTGGCCTCTTCATGCGACACCGGTCGCAGATGAAGATCGCAATTAATGCATTGCCTTCGGTATTGAGAAAACGAGGCATCTGTTACCTCGTATATACAGAAATATTCGGCGCGTAGTAGATCGGCGACTTGTCTCTGTTCTCGGCTTCCGCCATGTTGAAGTACTTGTCGGCTTGCACTTCGAGGTATCTGATCCGGTCGCCCTGAACGCCCGGAAGTATCAGGCTCATTTGATGCGCCAGCATAAACTGGATGGCTTGATAGAAGTACTGCGGAATCTCAAGCTCGCCATACAGGTCGCCAACATCCATCACTTGCCGCGAATACCAGACCGTCATCTGAACAAACGGGTCGCTCGGGGTCGGCCACAGCGTGATCGTTGACTGAGGGATTGTGCGATTAAACCAGTACTGATACGGCTGGTTTGCTGTGAAATTCTTGTTTGGCAGGTTCGTATAGTCATCACGATTCAGTCGCGCCATCGTGATTTCTGTAGACAGATTGCCAACGTAGAACTCTCGAACCGCCAGTGTGTTGCCGCCGGTCTCGCGCATCCGATAGTACTGCACGCTGGCGCCCGGATCGATGTCGTACCACAGCCATTCGTTATCCACCCAAGTGGTAACTCCGCAATCCTCTAAAAGAGTCCACGTCGAACCGTCGTTCGAGGTCTCTAAGAGAATGTGAAACGATCCGCTGGTGCCGGGAAGGATGCCAATTGAGCCCGCATAAACCGGATTTCCGACTCCATAATTGACTTGAATGTTGCCGTTCGCGGCAGTTTGCACGTCAATAGTGTCGATGTTGCTATCGAATGCGTTTTCGGCCGATCCGGACGACGCAGAATACGTCCCCGGAGGACGCTTCATCGTTCGGTATAGGGCATTGAGCACGTCATTGCCACCAACTGGCAGCAAATACTCAAATTGATCCGCCTTGAGCCCGTAGACCTTCTTAGAGACGCACCAATAGTTGATGCCCTGATTGATCAGGTTGCTTAACGTGAAGAACAAGGCCTGCTTAGATGCCTGAACCTGCTCGACAGTCAACTCTTCGGCAAGTTTCCCGGCGATCCGAGCCCCTTGATCGATGAAATTCTGAACAGTAACGACTGTCTGTCCAACGGTTCCGCTGTATGCCATGTGTTACCTCACCATCCCGGACAGTTCCACCGCTTCATAGAAGCCCGTGAACGACTTCCTCTTTCGCTTTTCCTTGCCACAGGCTCCATTCTCGCGCAAAAAGAGTCTCTCCGGGCGCCACCTTGAGGCTGCGGAGCTTTCAAATTTGATCCGGTCTCGCGGTTGTACTTTTCGCGGCCTTTGGCCGTCAATCCAGCACCACGATCTACAGACATCTTCTCGCCACGACCCACACTCAGGGACGGGCCTCCAGAGGCCATCTTGGCTGTTTTAGCGGCCTCCTTGAAGGCTTTTGCGGTTGGCGCACCCTCAGACCCCGGCTTACGCATCTTCTCGACAGAACCCTCTGCAATGCGCTCACGCTTGGCGTGAATGTTGGCGTACAACCCGCCGCCAGCAGCCTTTTCCTCTGGCAGCGTTTTATAGGCCTTCTTGCCCACGTTTGACTGCGTGTACTCAGCAGCCACAGAGGGGCTAATCCCGACCTTCTTGGCGAACTTTGGGTTGTTCTCCGCCGCCTTCATCAACCGGAACTGGGCTTTGCTCTTGGCTGGCATGATTAACCAATCTGGAAGACGGTCAGAATGATTGATGGCGTTGCCGGTCGGGTCGGAGAAACTTGCGGCCCAATGTACTCGATGGACACATCTGTACTCGGCGTAGACCACACCAACTCAAGATAGTCACCCGGACTTGCAATCCCGGGGATGTCGATCGTAACAACGGTATGCCCCGGAGCCCCGCCATGAGAGGAAGGGATGTCTTCCCTCGTATTCGATAACGGGTAATTAGAACCGTTCAGCCGAACCCAAAAATCTGCTGCGTGAATTTGATTCGAGGCGTTCTCCATTTGCAAGACAACATTCAGCATGAACGTGCCGCCAGTCGCAAACGTGACTTTTGAACCGTCTACAAGGCTAATGTTCTGCGAAAACGCAACCGTGCCATAAGTCATTACCGTTGCGGTGTCTGCCAAAGCGGTTTGAGTGGTCGAACTGAACAGCGCAATTCTGTTTGTATAAAACGCACCGACATTGCTAACTGTTGAGCGAACATTGGCCCCGCTTTGTACAAGCGGCACTAGCTCCGCGCCAGTCAGCGCAGCCGCTGCTGGCATTGCCGAGATTTTCTGATCAGCCAATTTAGCCCCCTACTTTCTTGGATAGAGAACGCTCAATAGTCCATCCGTAGGCGTAAAGCCTCTGCCTAACGGTGCTTCCCTTCAGACCCGATTCATCAACCCACTGAGCAAGAGTCTTTGTGACCCCGTCAATGGTAAAAAACTTGCTCGTGCGCCGATTGTTGGCTTGTTCTTTTTTTGTTGCCCACCTGCAATTTTTTAGCGAGTAGCCTTGATTGTTGTCTATTCTTTCAATAGACAATCCCGGCGTATAACCATCTTTCATGTCAGAGTAGAAACGATCAAACGAATGCCACTCATCGCATACAACAATGCCCCTATCCCCGTATCTTGCAAACTCAGAATGCTTCGGATTTGTAGTCCTATGGATCATGCAGTACCAGATATTTCTAATCTTGTACCAGTTTGCATCGCGGTCAGCCATTACGAAGCCTCCAAGATGATCTTGTCATCGTTTTCTTGCAGCACATAGCCGGGAGCGGTCTCATCAGCGATGTAAAACCGCGTGGAGGGCAAGACGCCGTCATACAGATTAACGACACCGCCGTCGCCTACATTTTCCCCTGCACCATCAGTCGTTGGGACATTCATTGCCCCCACCCCGTCGGCGTAGCCGTCAGAGGTATTCACCTGATTGACAACGCCGGAATTCCCGACTTGCGCCATTTAGATGCCAGCCTGAATAAGATTCATGGTCGCGGTACCGTCACCAGAGGTCACAAGAACCTTGATGCCAGTCACCGGGAACGCATAATTCCCGTCATCATTGGTCGTTTGAGCGGCAACCGTCGGATGCGAGAACCAAGTCGTAAAACCTACGGCAGGGTCATCAAATGTGTGCTGAACGGTATAAGTCGCCGTCCCAGTCACAACAACACCAAACCCGACATTAAACGGGCTGATGTTGGTATTCATGACCAGCGCGGCACTTGAGCCCACGCCAGTCTTAGAAACTGTCTGAACTTTCATGTCAATCCCTCAAACAAAGCGGGGGCACGAAGCCCCCACTTATCTTCAACGCGCCAGACCACCGCGCTTCTTCGCTGGAGCCACTGTGACTGATCGCTCAGTCTCAGTGACACTTCCTTCAGGCTTCTTCGGAGAGGTGAAGAATTCCCCAACTTTACCCGCCATGCGCCGTAAGGCACTGGGGATTACGCTGCGGTCTGCTTCATTCTCTTTGGTCTGCCTGCGCTCCCAGTTTCGGTAAGCACGTTCGTTTTCCGAGGTCTTTAGCTGGTCTGCAATATCAGCCGGAACGTCACCGCCATTGGAGTAACCCCCTTTGGCTTTACCGCCGTCCTTGTAGCGGCCTAATTGACCTTTGGCTGTGTCATGAGCATCGTCTAGATCATCAGTGTGATAGTCGGCCTTTGGGAAATGCTTTCCTTCAGGACTAAAAAACTTCACGCGATACTCGCCCCAGTCACGGTCTTTATAAACCTTTGCTACATGCCCCTTGGGACCGGTATGAGACTTGACCAAACGCATAGGAGTAGATTCACCCCAAGTACTTCCGGGAATGGCTTTCCCATAGTTTGATCCGCCCTTGGCGAGGGATTTCACCCCGCCACCAGTCTTGAAGGTGCCCGACTGCAGACTGTTCGCCACGGGTTTGCTGACAAAGTGACGGGGCATCTTTACAGCTTTCCCGTCGCTTACGACATTACCCCCCGTGGCATAGGCCTTTTTTGCGGAGCCACCCCCCTTGTAACCTCCAGCGTTAGCCTCTTTGACCTCACCGGTTTTGGTGTTGGTCTTTCCGGGCTTGGAGGTATTCGCGGGGCGATTTTCCCAGTTTCCGCCTTCGACAGTGGTCCGAGTCATCTTGGAATCAATCGTGCCTCCAGAGGCCTTCTTGATTGCCATGCCACCATGCTTGAACCCACCAGCATTGCCCATACGGACTCCGCCAGTGCCGTGAGCTTTGTCAGCCTTATCGCCGTCCACAACCTTCGTGTTAGCGAATTTGCCTGCATTGCCCTCGATGGTGCCGCCAAGCTTATAGCCGGCCGGTTTGCCTTCTTTAACCTCGCCAGTCCCGCCATGAGCACGATCCTTGTGAGCCGTGTTCATTTTGGTTTTGGCGAACTTCTTGGCACCAGATTCAATAGTGGTACGAGTCTCAGCACGGTCAATTGCGCCGCCGGAGGCCTTCTTCATAGGATGAGCTTGAGCCGCAGACATGGACTCGTGATGAGCGAGTTCCTTCTCCAGCTTGGCGCATTCCGCGGAAGTCGAGCCGCCTTTCTTCATGCCCATAAGAGCACGGCGAACCGCGGCAGCACGAGCACGTCGCGCATTAGGAGCCATGCCGGCAACTGCGGCACGCCCCATCGGACGCATGGGAGCGCCGGCGCCCATGGGAGCAGCACCACCAAGAACGCGAGCCCCACCAGCCGGCATAGCGGCCGCTACAGGCATAGCACCACCAACTTGCTTATGGGCAACATTGCCGCCCTTAGCGTATTGATTGGGGTTCATTGCCTTGCGACGCGCCGACATTGACGGCTTCTTCGGAGACTTCCCAGCCTCAGCGTCGTCAAACGGATTGCCACCAGACGTTGAGTGCATGGACTTGAAGCCGTCAGCCTGACCAGCGGCCTTGACTCCGCCACCTTTCTTGAGCTTCAGGATGACTGAAGGCTCATCGGTGAACATCTTCACCATCGGTTTAAATTGGCCCATGATGTGCCCCCTTAAACTTTCTGGGCGTACACAACCGTAAGGTTGTAAACACCTTGCGTGGTGGAAATGGTTCCATTTGGATCAATGGTTAACACCACAGAGGTATTAGTGCCAATGTCCGACATCGCCAACAACTGTGCAGCAGTAAACGACAACGATGCACGACCACCCGAAATCACATCAGTCGCGGACAGATACTGAGTCCCCGCTGCTGCGGTACCAATGGTTGCGTTAATCGCCGTTGCAGTCCCTCCGCCGACTACCTCATTGACCACCTGATCAAGCCAAAAATTGATGATCTGGGAGGAAGCGGGGAGCGTAATGGTGCCATTTACAGCAGTACCGGCAGCAACAGTAGTCACCGAAACCGATTGACTAAGGACAACATAACCGCCATCAGTCGAATCGGTCAGAGTGCCGGAGCCTGCACGAAGAGTAGAACCAAAATACGTTTGAGACATCTTCAGTACTCCTTATAAAAGGGGGCCGAAGCCCCCATTAATCACACGCCGGGAGTACCGTAGGCGCAACGAGGATCGGTGAAGCCGATGTCGTAACGCTCAGTGGCCTTGTAACGCATCGTGTCGGTCTCGAAGTCGCCTTCCATGGTCTTCTCCAGACGACGACGCATCAGAAGCTTGAAGCCTTCCGGCGCATCGGTCTGAACCCACCATGCGGTGTTCGAGGTCAGACGCGACAGAACAGCGGCACCCTCATCGAGCAAGCCAATCGACTTGACCGGGTTGATGTCGTTGTTTGCGTTGCCAGCCCGAAGAACCGACTTCAGCAGCACTTCGGCTTGGAAGATGTTGCCCGGAGCCACGATCAGTTGACGCGGAACCAGACGAATCTTCTTGCCGTTGTTGTCCACCGCTTGACGAATCTGGATCAGCATCTGCTCCAGAGAAGTCTGCGACAGGACAGCAGCCG